CCAGCAAGTAGTTGTTGGCCTTGTAACAATCTGTTCATTGGCTCGTTGGCAAGTTGATTTGCTCCAGCATACTGTCTTGATAGAGCTGCTTGTTGAGTTGCTTGTCCTTGCTGACCTAATTGGTTCAACATGTTGACTTGATTGCCTAGTTGATTTTGTCCTTGCAATCCTAGTCCTGCAATGCCTTGACCAATCTGTCCGTATTGTTGGCCCATAGCTCCAGATTGTGCGCCTAAACCAGCTAACGCTTGACCGCCAGCCATTTGCTGTGACCCTAATCCACTTAATGCTTGTGCTGTTCCAACCTGTTGTTGGCCGAGTCCAGCCATTTGAGAACCAAGTCCTGCTTGCTGAGAACCAATTCCTGCTTGAGCTTGACCTAATCCTGCTTGCATTGATGCCAATCCTTGTTGAGCACCACGCTGGCTTTCAAATGCTTGTTGGGCTTGGTTTTGAGCTTGACCAAATCCAGCACTTCTAATACCAGCAACAGCCTCAGACGCACCACGTCCTGTTTGTCGGGCAAGTTCTTCTTGCGATATACGTCCACGTGATCCACCAAACGCACCTTGAGAGACAGCTCTGTCTCTAAGACCTATGTCTGCTTGCGCTGATTGTCGATTGATGTCTTCTAATGTTTGTTGAACAACTTGATCTTCGTAAGGATTAAAAAAATTTTGACCCATTGATGGGTCGTACATTCCTGTTGACTGCATAGCGCTTTGCTCTGCTCTACCCAATGCACCTAAACCACCTTGAATGGTGTTAGCGCCTTGACCAATAAAACTTTCTGCTTGAGGTAAAAACCTGTCTGCATCTCTAATTCTTTGTTGAGCTTCTTCCGCAGATCCTCTCTGTTGACCAAAGAGCCCACCTGCTTGGTCTAATTGACCTTGAAAGTTTCCTAGTTGCCCTGCTTGCTGACGAGCTTGTATTTGTAATGGAGTAAGTCCCGCTGTTTGCTCAATGGGAATGTCTCTTTCTCTTGATATAAGACCCTCGTATTCACCTGGCGATCCAAAATAAGATCCTAATAATCTTCTAGAGTAATCCTCCATGTACGGAGAAACAAAAGAATAACCAGTTTGTGGCGTTGTTATAACGTCAGCTGGAGGTCCTTCTACTGTCTTGCTGCTAAAAGTACTCATGATTTATACCTCTTTGCCATTTCTTCGGCTTGTTTTTGATAATCGTACATCTGACGTGCACCCAATAATCTTTGTTCGTATTCATCTTGTGGGTTGGCTCCTGCCATAATTCCCATGCCTCTAACAGCTGCTGCGTTAAAGATAAACTCGCCATCGCTTAACATAGCTGGTATCTTGTCTCCTTTTTCTCCACCAGGGCCTGTAACCAACTCTTCTCTTTGAGGATACTCAACGCCATTTTCTCCTGTTCCATCTGCGTAACCATTTACATAGGTTCCGTCTTTAGCATAAAGCTGACTTGTTATTCTTCTTTGAGGTGTTTTATTTCCTGCTTCGTCATATAAACCCAATTCATCTACATAAGTTGCTTCTTTAGGAGGAGCGACTAATGGTGAGAAAGGCACGCCTTTCATTTGTGAATAAAGTTTTGATACTTCGCTTGGATAAAATCTGTAAGCTGCTGGATTTTCATCTCTTGCATTAATTCTAATATCTACACCAGGCTCAGTGTCAGCATAGTTTAATTTAGAAGGATCTGTACCTTCGGTTATTCTGTCTGTTTGTGGGGCTCCATAACCTCTAGCAAAAGCATCATCACGAGTTATAGTATTTTGAGCAGCGTTAACGCTATCAGGATCTGTAATTCCTGCTAAATAATCTTCTAATTGTTGTTCTTCTTCTTCAGTTAAGTTTCCATTATATAAATCTTCAATGCCGTCTAAAAAAGGATTTTGCAAGCCAAAGCCAGTAGCAAACCCGCCGTCATCCATATACATAGGCATCATAGGGGCAAGTCCTCCACCCATATATCCAGGGACATCATATCCAAATCTATTTTCAACTAACGCTGGATTTTCTTTTGCTAGGGCCATTAACCCTTTATTTGCCTTATCTATGCTTTTCATCATAATTTATGTGTACCATTTTTCTACGTCCCAATATTCTGCACTAGAACCAAGATTAATTGTAGTGTCTCCTACTGTTTTTATTGTAACAGAGCCTACAGATGATTGCAGTTCATACCCTTGTGGATTCACAGGTGTATGTAGCTGTACCCATCGATTGCCAGTGTATACCTGTAAAACATCGATAGATGTATTCCATATTACATCACCTGCGTTAAAAGCTAAAGTGGTAATCTCAGAATCATTAAACTGGGGAGTTGCGCTTGGATCAAACTTTCCTAAATTGATCTCTAGTATTCTAACCAAACGATTAAATATATCTGCGTCAACACCAGCTAACGCCAGTGGTAACCTACTCTCAAGAAGTTTAGCCATTACCTTTCGCCATCAGGTCTAATGTCAAATCTATTTGCCCCTAGCCTCCATTTAAAGCCAGTTCTTGCATTGGTTGCTGCATCATCATCTGATTGAGCTCTAAACACCATTTGTCTAGACCTAGCTCTAACATGATTTTGTTTGGTGGAGCTTGTTACGTCTGTGGTTGCACGCGTGGTTAAACTTTCTCCGGGGAAGTTTCTTGTTTTTAAAACAAAGTTAATTTGTCCACCGCTTGAGTTTGTTCCAAAGAAGTTTACATCTGGAATAATGCGTCTTACAAAACCAACTTGCTCACCTTGGTCAATATCGATATCACCAGATTCAATAAAGACATTGTCCATTGGAATCCCGTCTGCATCGTCTGTACTCTCGTGTGTGTAAATATAATTAACAGAGCTATCTTTGCCTGTGGCCCTAGGTTTTGAAAAAATGCCATCGTCTAACCATGCTGTTCGTGACAGCTCTCCAATGCTCCAGGCTCCTTCTAAATAATTGTAAGTAACGTATCTGTCATTTTCTGTTGATGAGGCTGATGGGTAGAACCAACCAACTTCATTAAACTCTCTGTTGGTAAATGCTACCACTTTAAAAGATTGACCTTCATTAAAATCATCAAGCACATAGTTTAAAACAGAACAAACCAATCTTTTTACAGCACCGCTGTAAGTGTAAAAACCATCTCTAGACATCCAATAAATTGCATCTGGCGCATTGATAGCACCATTAGGAGATATCAATCCTACGTTTTCATTAACAAGGTTTATTCCAAAAGTAAATGGAGCGCCTACAAACTGCATGCTATACAAAGCTGTGTCAGTCCATATTAAAGTTTCTTGTCTTGATCTTAGGCCACCAACAATTTGTGATCCTGCTGACAGCCTTAAAGAACCAGCTGTGTTTGTGGATGTTGGCTCCCATTCTGTAGCACTTTCTTGGTCAGAAAACGCAATAAGCAATGGATCGATTGCACCTGTTCTAGCACTACCCACAATAGGGTCTGCGCCCAAGACAATAACGTGACGATCAATGTCACTAACAATAACTTGAATGCCTTTAGTTGGCGCAAAGTTAGCTCCTGATAAAGTGGTAATATCAACAGCCCTAGCGCCTAACCCACTGCTTTCATCCCAGTAATATATACCGCCAAATCTTGGGTTAATAATTAAATCTTCGCCAAAAGCATCGTGCGACCACAACCTTAATTGATCTACTTCAGACAAAGCTGTAGCAGATCCCCAAGTTCCTGCGCTCCAAAGTCCTGCGCCCCAACCTGTTGATTCTACATAAACATCAAGGCCTACATTAATTTGGTAAGCAGCATCTGTTGCGCTTCCGCCATTGCCTGTATCACTACCATTAGCTGTTGCTGAAGCTGTAAAGGTATAAGTATTAGCAGTAGGAACTGCTGTTATTTGATGTTCTTGGTTTAAAACAGCAGCAGTAATTTTGCCTCCGCTACCCAAAGTAACAGCATTGCTTATGGTTACAAAATCGTTAACAACAGCACCATGACCTGTATCTGTTGCTGTGATAACAGCGCTTCCAGATGTTGCTGCAAAAGTAGTAACGTTTAAATCAGTTGAACGTATAGGAGTAATGTCATTTAAAATATCTCCAGTTGTAACATAGTATTTAAAAGTAGTTCCAAGACCCAAGTACCTAGTGGCATCTAATGCAACCCATGCTGTTAAAGCACGCCCAGTGCCTTCGTAGTCTTCGGTTGTTGTTTTTACCCAGCCTCCAAATTTTTCTGGCAAGCCTTTTCTAAACCTAACTAAATTGCCATCAACCCAGCCGCCTTTATCTATAAGGTCAGTTGATTCTTTGTTAATCCCTGGATTAAATAATAATTTAGTTAGAGCCATTTTTCGCCTTTAAACATTGTTGCTTCTGCTTCTCTTCTTCTTGTAAGGCCAGGTAAAACTTTTCTTTCACCATCTACAGTGGCTTTGTTCCACCTTTTTATTTGATTTGGAACTTCTTCATATTCTCCAGCATTAAGTTTTTTTAACATGGTAGAACTTTTTAAATTAGCTGGACCTAAGTTATATACCCAAGAACACAAAGCATCAAATTGACATTGATTCATTGGAACTGTTACAAGAGAGTTAATATAATGCTCGTATTCATCTTCTAGCTCACGCCATAACATATGCTCTGCTTTTTCTTCAGACCATACATCACCTTCTTGTACATCTTTAGTGTGACCATAACCTATTGTCCAAACACCAGCAGCACACTTATAAGCTTCAAGTTCACAGCCCTCAAAGTGTTTAATAATTTCAAAGCCTTCATTTGATATTTTCATTATATTGCTACCACCCCTGTTAAAGAAGCTATTAATAAAGTTGCCATAAACCCGAAAGTTCCAAATACAGCCATTTTTAACGTTCCGTTGAGATTGCTCATTTCTTGTTTTATTTCTGCTGTTTCTTTGAATATGGTCTTCCATCTTTCTTCACATTTTGCCTCGTGAGATTTTAGGTCTGAATGCACATCTGATGCTGTTTTTCTACTAGTCATTTTTATCAGGGGTGTTTGAAGCACCAAAGTAAAAGCTGATTACAGCACTTGCCAACCCACCTAGATAACCAAGCACTAAGTTTATTAATGCTTCGCTGTTTTGCTCTGGTGGTTGTAATGTTACTAAGAATATGTAACCCATAAAGCCACCAACAATAACGATCCCCATAATCCTAGCAGTCCAATCTTTACTGAACTTGCCACGAGCATCTTGTTTGTCTGCTACTTCTAGCTTAAATACATCTACTTCAAGCTCTTTCATTTGTAACTCAAAGCCTTGCTCTGCTTTTTTAAGCTCTAACATCTGCTCTGGAGTGGCTGCTTGTATTGCTTTGTTAATAGATTTTGGGTCTGATTGACAACCAAGTACGCTAGCAATAACTGATGCTGCTTGACCACCTAACGGGCCACCTAACGCAGAACCAAGCGTAGGGGCTAAAGCACCTACAACATTTTTAATTAAACTAAATTTCATATCATTGCTCCTATGTTTTTCTTGAACGATTTGCTTTTTTGCTTTCCATTTTTAAATTAGATGATTTATTGTTTTTAGGATTGTTATCTTTGTGCGACACATCTTTGCCATCGCCCTTTTTAGCTTTGCCTTTTTTCTTCATCTTATTTCTAGCTGCGTTTCTAGAGGCTCTTTTTTTCTTTTGATCTTCGCTACTGTGATAATCATCGTACTCATCTCTGTAACTTCTAATCATTAGTTATCCTGCTAGTGGATTCGTATCTTCTAACTTATTGATATCTTCCTGTATGTTTTCTAAGTCAGCTTTGATCGTAGCTATGTCTGTTTTAATTTCTGTTACATCTGGAACGTTGTCTATTTCTTTTTCTAAAAACTTTACTGCTGTTTCAATAGAAGCAAATCGTTCTTCAATAGCTTGTTGTGCTGATTCAGTATCGCCTATGCCACCTATTTGAGCTTCTAGATTATCTAGTCGGTTAACATACTGTGCGCCTTGATATCCGAATCCAGCTAAAGTTGTAACAATACCCACCAAAGCTATTATTTGTGTTGTTTTGTTTTCAAACCAATTCATAACATTCTCCTATAAACGTGGCTGCAGTTTCTTTAAATCAGTCAAAGTTTCTATGCTCTGTCCTGCTAGCTTATAAAACGCTAGGGTATTATCTGCTATT